GAAGCCAAACTCCATTGGGACGTTAGATCGATCTATAGTAAGGAATTAGGTAGGGCTTTATCAAGGGCCTATGATCAGCGTCTAGTCCGTACACTTCTAACAGCTTCCGAGTCTGATGGGCGTGTTGATGACTGGGATAACAAGACTTACGCTACTGCCTCTGGTGGTGATGTAACAATTGCTTCTATCTCAGGTAACAACATCACAATGTCAGCTCAAATGACTGCTGGCTCACAAGCCAAGTTTGCGGCTGGTGAAGTGATGTATGGAGCAGATAGTGGTGCTTACGGTGTTATAACAACAGCCGCTACTAACGCTAACCCATCTGTTATCGTTATTAACCCAATCGGAGCTATCGGTACTGGTACTAAGGCTGCGTTTGACGTTGGTGAGAAACTATTCGTTCTAGAGAAGCTTCCTGGTGGTACTTCATATTCAGGTATCGACCTTAACGGTGCGGCTAACAGAAATGCTAGAGGAGATCTAATCGTAGAGAACCTTTACAAAGCTTGTCAGGCACTTGATGAAAAGGATGCTCCTAAAGACGGACGTATCGTTGTGTTAAGCCCTGGTGCTTACTATGACGTTATTAACTCTGATCGTGCGATCAACACTGACTGGAACTCAGGCGGTGGAGAGAACGGATCATTCAAGAGTAATAGAGTTCTTAGTGTTGCTGGATTTACAGTCAAGACTTCTAACAACCTTGGTTCAGCCTCTTATGGTAATACCTACTCAGGTATAGGTAACCAATCAGCTACAAACCGTGGTGAGCGTCCTAACTACATCAATGGTCAGGATGGTTCTGATGGTACAGCAGCGTCTGGTACTAATGACTACTACCAAGATGAGCAAGGCAACGCTTCTAGTGTTGGCAACCTCTTTGGTCTCTGCTTTACAAAAGAAGCAGTTGGAACAGTAGCTCTTAAAGACCTGAATATGCAGATGACTGGATCTGAGTATAAAGCAATGACCCAATCAACAATGATGGTCGCTTCTTACGCAGTTGGTCACGGTATTCTTCGTCCTGATTGTGCAGTATCGCTACTACACGACGGAAATCCTTGGTAAATACTTAGGAAAACCTAATACAATAAGGGGAGGCGTATGTTTCCCCTTTTTGTTTATATATGGCAACAACAAAATTAAAAGCAATAAATACACTTCTTTCCATTATTGGAGAAGCACCTGTTAACTCTCTAACCCCACCTTTAACTGGGGATACTAGTCTTGCAGAAAGTGTGTTAGATGAAATAAGTACAGAAGTCCAAGGTTCAGGATGGTCTTGGAACACTCGTCTTTATGCAAACATACCCTTAGATGCAAATGGTCATTCCACTCTTTCTAGCAGTACTCTTGCTGTACGCTTCAATCCCATTTCATACCCTTCACAGCGTTTTATACTGAGGGGTACAAAATTGTATGATCGTGTTGATGCTACATATGATTTAAGAGGGAGTTTAGGTGTAGCTTTGACAGGTAGTACAACTGATCTAGTAGCTGAAGTAGTAGAAGAATTGGATTGGGATAGCATTCCAGAAACAGGTCGCAGATATATCATGATTCGTGCAGGTAGAATATTTGCAAACCGAGCGATAACTTCTAACAGTATTGAAGCTTACACCTCGGAGGATGAAGAAAATGCTTTAAGAATACTTAGACGTACAGAAGATATGGCACAAAACTATAACTACATCAGTGGTCCTGATGATATGTATGGTGGTCGTGTATTGACAACTTTTGGTCCTGACATCTTAAATCGCTAATGGCAAAAGAACTTTATAGTCAAATTATTGGACCCCTCAATAAGGGGATGAATCAACAAGCTAATAGTTTCATACTTCCTGGTTTTTCTAAAAATTTGGAAAATGCTAACTGTGATTTAGTAGAAGGTCTTAAAAAGAGATTAGGTTCTGTACCCTTAAAACAGATTGATACTCTAACTAAATATGACGGTCACGGTACTCCTGGTAATAACTTAAGTGGGACTATTAAATGGGATGAAGCTTGGTATTTTGTTTATAACAGAAGTACAGATGAAAGATTTGTATTAATTGTTTGTGATGATAGTTCTACTGTAACCAAGACTTGCACTACAACAAATGGTAGTCCTGTCGTATCTATTACTTCAGGAGGAACTACTGATTTATTTGTAGGTTCTACAGTTAGTGGTAGCAGTATTCCTACGGGAGCAAAAATCACAGAGCTTGGTACTAACCAAATGACTCTTGATCTAAATGCAGATAGCAATGCTGGTAGTAGTAAAACTTTAACAGTTACATCTAGTAAAACCTTTGTATCTGCAGTAGCTAATGTTGAACCTATTAGTGGAATATTACCTACTGTTGTACCTATTCAGCAGGTTTTTTCAGGAATAACTTCTACCAACCTTGCATATTTAAGAGGTTCAGGAAGAGCTAGGGATAGATTTAGAGCTACTTCTTTCCAAGATTTTGTATTTATAACCAACATACAAAAGGATGTAACTTACGACAGTTCTGAAACTTTAACTAGATACAACATATCTAACATAAGTAATTCTTATGTACCAGTTAAAGCTCAAGTAAATGTAAAACTAGTTGATTATGCTACTAAGTATCAAATTGATATTGAACTGGATAATGGAGACACAGTTAGTGGTAACTACACAACACCTACTCTTGCTTCAGGCACGGCTGTTAGTACCCAAACCATTGCTACAGAACTTAAAAATGCTTTAGATACTGCAGATTCAAGTAATCATCTAACATTCAGTGTTAAAGATTCTCAAATCTTAATAGGGTTAGCAAGTGGTTCTAGGTCTTTTAAAAGCTTTGTAGCTGCTGACGCTAGAGGTAATACTCTAATGGATGGTTTCTCTAATCAGGTTACTAGTATCCTCGAATTACCAGCAGCAGGTTGGGAAGGTTATACAGTTATAGTTGCTCCTGACGGTTCAGCAGATTTAAGTTCTTACTATTTAAAATTTAACGCAGAAAACGTAACTGCTAACGGAACTTATGGTAGAGGTTCTTGGGAAGAAGTAGGAGGCTGGGGAACAGCAGGCCAGTTAGAAGATGCCACTATGCCGCACGCTTTTGTTTATTACAAAAACGATTCAGGTCTTACAAGGTTCACATTCCAACCCTTCAGTGGTAGCAACTATACTGATGGATCTACAACAGTTGCTATACCAGGATGGACTAATAGGTTAGCTGGTGATGAAGAGGAAATGGAAGGTCCAAGTTTTGTTACTAATAAGATTACAGATATAGTCTTCTTTAAAAACCGTTTAGGTTTTATAAGTGGAGAAAATATAATACTGAGTGAAGCTGGTGCTTATTATAATTTTTGGATTCAATCTGCTTTACAAGTAATAGATACAGACCCTATTGATTTAACAGCAGTTAGTAACGATGTAGCTGTACTTAATTATGCTCTACAACAGCAGGATGAATTAGTACTATTTTCTAATGAAAACCAGTTCAGATTGTATTCAGGAGATAACGTTACATTCAGTCCAGAAACAGCTTCTGTAGGTAGGATTAGTTCTATTAGCATGGAATCTAATGTCAAACCTCAACAAGTTGGACCCCAAGTTATATTCCCTGTTAAAGAAGGCGACTTCACAGGGTTACATACTTTTATTACTACTGACCGTACTGTTGGTATTAACCTTGGACAAACTGCTGTTATAACTGAAACTGTTCCTAAGTTAATACCTAAAAATATAGACTCTTTAGCTGTTAGTCGTACTGATCAATATTTAATAGCCCTAAGTAGTGATGATCCAGATGCTTTGTATATATACCAATTCTTTTGGGAAGCGTCTGGAGGCTCTTTAAGTAATAAACAAAACGCCTGGTCTAAATGGACATTCCCCAATAAGACTATTCATTGGTGTGACTTTGTTGAAGGAACGTTGCTTTCAGTTACTAAGTACACCGAGAATGGAACTGTTAAATACTATTTAGAAGGTATCAATTCTTCTAGACCTCCTCAAGAGGAAAAAGATCTGTTCTTACTGGATAGACAATTATCTAGTTCTATAACTACAGATTTAGGAGCAGTTACTTTTAATTACAGTGGTTTAACTAACAAAACAACAGTTACCCTCCCCTACTACACAGTAAATGCTAGTCAATTCTGTGTTATCAAAAAAGATAAAACTGATGCAAACGAAGCTGAGAAACGTTGGGTCGTGGCTCAGACTGTTCCTGCTGGCGTTAATAGTTTTGTTTGTGACAGTTTGGGAGATTTTAGTGGAAGCTCTTGGATCTTTGGTGAGCAATATACGTTCAAGTTTCAACCGCCTCAGCTCATGCCCTATTCAAGAACTGCGACTGACAACACTTTTATTGGTAATCGTACTGGTCGCCTTCAATTACGATATGTTGATGTTTACTACAATGATGCAAGATACTTCCAAGTAGATGTTACTCCTGATCACAGAAGCAAAACAACCTACGAATTTGATCGAAGAGCCCCTTTAAATTCTGGAATAGTAATTAGTAATATATCTGATTTTGAAGAAGCTAAGTTTAGAGCTTATA